GCTGGTCTGATGGTTCCCTCGGCTGGTTACACCTTCACTTGGAATGAACTGGACAATGCGTCGGGCTACGGCATCGACATCCGTTCGTATACAGGTGACTTCCTCCGCGTTCAGGGCATTGCCGAAATGCTCGAAGCCAACATGGCGTATGCTCACAAAGTTGTTGCTCCTGAAATGGGCACGTTCTTTGCGACCATCGTTGCCTAATCTGGGAGGATAGCATATGGCCCGACACAGTGCTATCCCTTTCCAATTTGACCGCCCCGTGTTTGTGAAAGTTCCGATCCAAGCACGGGGTCGCGTCTGGGAAGTGGACTCGATCTTCAAGTGGAAAGATATGCAAATGGATTCGCATCGTATTATGACGATGTATAACCAAGGCTTTCTTTACCACGACGATGAACTTGAAGCCTCTGTAGACAACACCAAGATCGGTGATGGTCTGGAAGAACTTGATCTCGAATCTCTTCACGAGATGGTCAATAAGTATAATGCTTTGGTCAAAGAGAAGGCCAAGACCGGGAACGAGATCGAGCGCAAGAACTGCAAGAAAAGCACGATCAAGGCTCGTCAGATTGGGATTATCCGAACTTGGCGACATATCTTCGGTAAAGAATTTGGCGTATAGGTGAAGAGATGGCTTGGAGTTACAATTCTAGTGACCTGAATACTACGGCAGCTTCAGGCCGTCTCAACTCGGTTAGGCTTCTTATCGGTGATACGGACACGAATGACCAACTCACCCAAGACGAAGAAATCTTCTTTGCCCTAGCCCAAAATGGTAACAACGTCTATTACGCTGCTGCGTGGGCTTGTAGGATCGTCTCAGCCAAGTTCTCCCGTCTGGTAGATACTCAACTGGATGGTGCCCTACAAGCCTCCTACAGCGACCGTAGCAAGCAATACACTCTGTTGGCTACCCAGATGGAGGCTCTTGGCAAGAGGGTCTCTGGACGCGCTCTGGGCGTCTCTGCGGGTGGTATCTCTCAGGCTGCTATGGGTGTTGCAAATGCGAATGATGATCGTGTTGCTCCTCAGTTCGCCGTTAACCAATTTGACAACCCGGAGGCAGGTGAAAGCTATCTCCCTGATTACGAGTAATGGCTTTTGATCCTCATACTCTCCGTCAGTTGATTAAGGAGCATGGCAGGACAGTTACTCTTCGTAAAAGAGCCATGACTGCCTATTCTGCTGCTACAGGAACTCTCACCACCACCAATACGGATTACAAGGTCAAGGCTTACTTCTACGACTACACCCCGGACATGATTGACGAGAACAACATCCTTCGTGGAGATCGTCGTGTAGTCCTCTCTGACAAGCTGATTAATGGCAATACGACCCCTGCTCCTGACAGCACTGACCAGATCATCGGTGAGGGCGATACGGTTAACATCGTCAAGGTTGATGAAATCAAGTCTGCCAACAACGTGATGTGCTATCTCCTTCAAGTGAGGGATTGATATGCAGATTGGTATCTCGCAACTTGTCAAACGAGTTGAAACTCAACTCAATGAAGTCAGAGATGTGTTCCTAGAGAAGATGGCTGAAACAGCCCTGTCACTCTCCCCTGTAGACACTGGCGCATATGTAGAATCCTTTGCAATTACTACAATCTCTGGCGGGGGTCGTTCTAGGACATCTCATGGAAGACCTAAAGGACAAGACCCTGAAGCCAAGAAAAGTCAAGCCTTTGAACAACTGCTTGGTGATATCGCTGTCATTCCGCCGGATGTCACTAAGGTCTATCTGACCAATAGAGCACCACATGCAAAACAAGTAGAAGAAGATCACGGCTATGGTGTCTTTGCTGTTGTAAGAAACGTAGCCAGCAATCTCCTTGATGAAGCTGTGACAGAGGTGAGGTTCCGAGAATGAGCATAATGAATGATATCAGGGCTTGTTTGGATAATCATCTCGCTACGGCTACCGGCCTTCCCGCTATTTCCTTTCAGAATGTCCCTTACCAACAAGTCACTGGAACTCCCTACATCAAGGCCACGATGGTTCCTACACTTCGTCGCCCTGCTACCAGAGGGCCTAACCCTCAACAACTATACCAAGGTCTGTATCGACTGACTATCTGCACTCCTGAAAATGTAGGCTCAGGTGCTAACTACGATATCGTTGATGCAGTCCTAGCAAGATTTGATGCCACGACAGACATCTCCTACAATGGGTATATCGTCTCTGTCGATTATGCAGAGGTAGGAACCAGCTACCTTGATTCACCATTCTACTGCACTCCAGTCAATGTAGGCTGGTATATCTATCGCTCATAAGGAGATAACTCATGCCCTTCGCACAAGGTAGCCGTTCTGGCCTTTCGTATGTTGTCGAATCGACTTTCGGCACTACGCCTTCTACTCCCTCTCTCATTCAACTCCCCTATACTACGCATTCGCTCAACCTGACCAAAGAGCGGGTGCAGGGAAACGACATTCAGCCTGACCGTATGATCCGCACGGATCGTCATGGCAACCGCACCTCGGCTGGTGATATTACGGTTGATCTTCGTAAAGGAGATTACGATCCCTTCTTCGAGAGTGCCTTTTTCAACTCTTGGTCTACAAATGTGCTGAAGATCGGCACCACTCCGAAATACTTTTCGATTGAAGATGCTGCTGCGGATATTACCCAATTCCGTCTGTTCAAAGGTATGGCTGTTTCTTCGATGGCTGTCTCGATCCGTCCCAATCAAATGGTGACTTGCACCTTCTCGATGGTTGGTAAGGACATGACGATCAGTGGAACTTCGGACGATCCCACTAAGACTGCTTCTTCGACCAACGCTCCTTTTGATTCGTATTCGGGTGCCCTTGAGATTGGAAATGCTGGTGGTGCTCTATCGTCCATTGCTACGGTGACTGGCATCGACTTTACTCTCTCGAACAGCCTTGCTCCCACTTTCGTTGTTGGTTCTTCCACGACCCCGCAACTNTTACTGCCTATTTTGAAGATGCCACGCTTGTCAACCGCTTCCTGAACGAGACTGAAACGGCTCTTGAGGTTGAAGTGGATGACCCGACCGGATCGAATCCCTATACCTTCCTTTTCCCGCGTATCAAGATCAATGGCGCTGATATCCCGGTTGACAATCCTCAATCGCGCATCATCACTCTGCCCTTCGTTGCGATCTATGATACCACGGAGGCTACGTCCCTGAAACTTACTCGGACGAACCCGTAATCCCCATTCGTGGGGTAGGCAGGGGCTGGTTGTCGGGGCCGCTCCTGCCGCTTATATATCTTACCCGACACTTAACAAGGAACACCCGACATGGACCTTCTAGACCTGAAGCCTAAATCTGAGACCATCGAAGTTATCTTGACCCACCCTGTAAGTCTTGAGCCGATCTGTAAAGAAGACGGAACCGAGATGTCCATCACTGTCTATGCACCTCATTCCAAGGTGTATAAGGAAGCCCTCCACGAACAGACCAATCGTCGTATCCAGAAGGCACAAAAGACCAAGAAGTTTACTCTGACATCCGAGGATGCTGAACAATCTTCTCTGGAAGTTCTTGCCCGAGTTACGAAAGAGTGGGATATTGTCGTTGGTGGTAAGACGCCGAAGATGGACTTTCAGACTGCTATGGACCTCTACAGGGAGTATCCTTGGATCAAGGAACAGATCGAGGAGGCCATTAACGACACTGCTTCTTTTTTGACCCAGAACTTCTATCTCATATCTGGTCTGCCGTTCATGTTTTGAACAGTTCAAGGTCTGTAGGATTTAGCGGGCCTAGTCCCATCTCGTATGCGGATATCAAGGCTTGGATGGAATTGACTGAGACACCACTTACTGCCTTCGAGGTAGAAGCCATTAGGAAGTTAGACAAGGTTTATATGAGGGCTGTAAATGGCTGATCTTGCAACAATCGGTATTGGTATTGACTCTAGTCAAATTACCACAGCAAAACAAGAACTGCAAAGGCTCGGAACAGCTTTTAATAGCGCAGAGCGCAGTGCCTCTGTCTTTGTTCAGTCTTTTGATCGGGCTTTTAAGACGGCTCAACGGGATATCAAATATCTCAAAGATTCTGCTAGAGCCTTTCAAGATTTGGTCAATAAGGCCAATAATGTCACTAATGCGTATAAGTCTGCTGAAGAGTCTGCCTCTGTTTTCTCAAGAGAGTTGCAGAAGGCTGAACAACTTACGCGAAATCAGTCAAAAGCCTTTGGGGAACTTGTCAATCAAGTAAATACCTATAAGACCGCTAACAAATCTGCTGCTGATTCTGCTTCTGTGTTTGTAAAAGTTCTTCGTGAACAAGAGACCCAAGCACTAAAAACTGCCAGAGCGCACCAACAAGCAATCAATGCACAACTTGGTGTTACCCGCACTACCAAGTCTGCGGCTGATTCTGCGAGCGTATTTGCTCAAGCCCTTGAGCGTCAAGAAGCCCAAGTCATCAGAACTGGTGCAGCTACCAATGTCTCGATGCGGAGCCAAAACCAGTTTGGCCTCGTCACACAACAAGTCGGTTATCAGGTTGGTGACTTTGTTGTTCAAGTCCAATCTGGAACAAACGCTTTTGTTGCTTTTGGTCAACAGGCCACTCAGTTGGCTGGTTTGCTTTACCTCATACCCACTGCGGCGGGTGCCATCGCAGGGACAATAGCTTCTATCTTGATCCCTACGATCACTGCTGCACTCGCTTATTTTAGCAGGACTGGTGAAGCTGTTAAGACTTTGCAAGAGACGCTTCAAGGTCTTGCTGATGATACTCAGACATATCAACGTTTATCAGAGTCTCTTGAAAATGCGCTTGTCATTCCTATGGATGATGCCAGCAGGGCTTTGAAGGAATACCTTGAACTTCGTAAAGAAGCTGTTGGTGGAAATATTGTTCAGCAGACTAGGGGTGCTCTTGGGGGAATCCTGAGTCCTACAATTGCTTTGCAAAAAGACTTGGAACAGCAATTAGCTACTGAAGCAGTAATCGGGCGTCCTTTCCTTGAAGCGCAGTTAGAAGCAGTGAAGACCATTAACGAAACCCTCGCAATGGCTACTGTTGGTCCTGCGAGCGAACTTGGCCTTCGCCTTGTTGAAGCAATGGACGAGTTGGAAAGAGGTGGTATTCTCATCGAAAGTATTAGAGAACCGCTGCAAAAACTGCTTGAAGAAACTGGTTTGCTTGAACAAGCAGAAGAAGCCAACAATGTAAAGAGAGTTGAAGCCCTCGCCTTGGAGGCACAAAAAGAAGAAGCTGCTGATAGGATTCTTCGTATACGAATTGAAGAAGGACAGGCGCAAGACCGCAACAACCAACTCGCTAGAGAGGCCCAAGGACGTTACGAGAATATGAGGACTATCTCTGCACAACTTGCAGAGAACACTCGTCTTGCTGCTGAAAACTGGCTAAGAATGCGTCAATTTGAAGGGACTGCTGCTGGTCAAGCCCTTGGTCGTTATGGTGGTCGTGGAGCAACTTCTGGTCGTGCCCTAGTGGCTAATTTTGATCTTACTCCAGACCGGGATAGGGGTTCATCAAGGATTAAATCTACGATAGACCTGACCAGAGAATTGACTGCTGCTGAACAGCAACGCCTTGACTTGCTACAAACCATTGAAGGCTCCCTTGAGTCTGGTTTCATGTCTATGGTGGATGGAACCAAGAGCGTCAAGGATGCTTTTCGTTCTATGGCTAGGGACATCATTGCTGAACTCTATCGAGTTCTTGTTGTTCAACGCATCGTTGGCTCTATCATGGGGTTTGTTAATCCTTCTGCGGCTATGTTGGCCCCGGGCATTCCTGCGCCTCCTATGAGACCTAGAGCGGCTGGTGGTTCGATCATGCCGGGAGGCACTTACCTTGTTGGTGAGAAAGGCCCTGAGATCATCCGTCCTCGTCATAGTGGCACTGTGGTTCCTGCTCATCTGTCTGGTCAAGGTGGATCGTCTCTCACGGTCCAGAACAACATTACTGTAACAGGTTCTGATGCTGCTAATATCCGCATGGAAGTAGCCAAGATGATCCCGCAAATCACTGAAGCAACCAAAGCCGCTGTTATTGATGCTCGTCGTCGTGGCGGTCAAATGAAAGCCGCCTTTGGTTAAGGAGAGTATAAATGGCAATTAGTTATCCCCTGAGCCTCCCGACAAGCATTGGGATTGCCAGTATTACTTTCGGTGCCGAGAATGCTGTGGCGATCAGTTCGTCGCCCTTTACCTATGCCCAACAGGTCGTCCAGCATCCCGGCCAGAGGTGGACTGCCTCTGTTACCCTGCCTCCTCTACGCAGAGACCTAATGGAGCCTTGGGTGGCCTTCCTATTGAGCCTGAAGGGGCAATATGGCACCTTCCTCTTGGGAGACCCCAATGCTAAAAGCCCGAGAGGAACTGCAACGTCTGCCACTCTTACTGGCTCTGCTGGATCAGAAAGTCCTACTATCACCATGACGGGAACTCTTCTTGCTGGTGACTACATTCAGCTTGGCTCAAGTTCTACCTCGACGCTACACAAGGTGTTGGTAGATAGAAGTGGAACAGGAACCCTAGAGATTTGGCCTAAACTCCGCTCTTCTGTGACTGGTGCTACTGTTACCTTGACAAATACTGTTGGTAAATTCCGATTGGCTAGAAATGTTCAACAGTGGGAAATCAACAATATGAGTAACTATGGCATCAACTTTGATTGTGTGGAGGCCCTATGAGTAGAGATATCACCACACAAGTCTCGAATGCACTTGATGACGAAACTATCAGCCCTTTCTTTGCTGTTGATTTGGATTTTGATAGTGGCCCTCTCTATGTCTGGTCTGGTTATGGAAACCTGACTATTGGGGCTAAGACATACCTTGGTGCAGGAGAACTCCTGAGCATTTCCTCTGTTGAGGAGACCACAGAGATGCAAGCAAGGGGTGCCACCATAAGCATGAGTGGTATTCCTAGTTCCTTCCTCGCACTTGCCCTTGCGGAGCCATATCAAGGTCGAGAGTGCCGTATCTATTTCGGTGTGACAAGTAGCCCCTCTAACTATGTGGAGGTGTTCTCTGGCGAGATGGACCAGATGAACATCACCGAGACTGGTGAGACTTGCACTATCGCAGTTACGGCAGAGAATGTTCTTATCCGTCTTGAGCGTCCTGTAGTCAGGCGTTTCTCTGATGAGGATCAGAAGTCTCGGTTTCCTACGGACAAGGGTTTTGAGTTTGTAGCAGACCTGCAAGACAAAGAAATCTTCTGGGGAAGAACAGCACAATAAGGAAGGCACCCGACATGCCTGTTACCTATCAACAAGAGTTTCTTGTTACCACTGAGAAAGATGCAAGACCTCTTCTAGAAAAGCACTGGCAAGAGATCGCAGTCAATAAAGAGCATATCAAACTCAATCCTGATTGGGAAGCCTATGCTGACCTTGAGGCTTCTGGGAACTTGAAGATATTTACTGCCAGAGATGGTAGTGCTCTTGTTGGATACTTCGTTGTCTTTGTCAGAAACCATATCCACTACAAGGATCACTTATTTGCCCATAATGATATCTTGTTTCTGTCGGAGCCTTATCGTAAAGGCTTCACTGGGATCAAACTAATCAAGTTTGCAGAAGAATGCCTCAAGGCCGATGGTGTATCCGTGTTGACAATCAATACGAAGACACATAAGCCTTTCGATGGCGTCTTGCAAAGACTGGGCTTTAACCATGTAGAGAACATTTATTCAAAATTATTGAGGTCTTGACATGGCTGTTGCTGCTATAATGGGTGCCATTTCTACTGGCATTGCTGCTGCCACTGGCACTCTTATGACTTTTGGCTTTATGGGGGCTTTGTCTGGGACAGTATTAGGGCATTTTCTTGTCACCACTGCTCTCGGCGCTGTTCTCAACGCCCTTACACCTAAACCTACTTTTGGACAATCTAGGGGTTTTACTCTACAAGGTGAGAGTGGGGCAGCACTGGACCATCAGATCATTTATGGTGAGGTTCGTGCTGGTGGTGCTCGTATCTATGATGCCTCGACTGGAACTGACAACGAGTATCTGCATCGTATCCTAGCTTTTGCTGGACATGAGATCAATAGCTACCAACAAATCTGGATCAATGATGCTTATGTGAGCAATCTTGAGAATACTGGCACTGATGGAAATGGCTATGTAATTTATAACGTCAAACAGGTCACTGATCCTGACGGAACAACCTCTAATCGGTATGATGGCTTTATCAGGATCAAGCAATATCTCGGGACAACTAATCAACCAGCAGATGCTAACCTCGTAACGGACACTGCTTCTCTTTCCCTTACTGCTGGGAGATGGACTTCAGACCATAAACTGTCTGGGGTGGCATATCTCTATGTCCGTTTCAAGTATAGTGCGGATGCCTTCCCGAATGGTGTTCCTTCTGTCTCGGCTATTATCCGTGGCAAGAAGGTCTACGACACAAGGACAGCCACAACGGCTTGGTCTGACAACCCTGCACTCTGCATCAGGGACTATCTGACATCTGATTATGGCTTGAGTGTGCCTGCATCTCGGATAGATGATACTCGTGTTTCTACTGCTGCCAATATCTGTGAGCAGAGTGTAGAAAGCGAAGAGCGTTACACCTGTAACGGGGCTTTTGTCACCAGTCTTACTCCCGGTCAAATCCTGACTGATCTACTCACCTCTATGGGTGGGTTGCTTTGGTATGCCCAAGGCGAATGGAGAATGAAGGCTGCTGCTTATACTTCTCCTGTTCTTGCCCTTGATGAAGACGATCTTCGTTCTCAGATTAGCGTCTCGACTAGACATTCTCGTAGAGATGGGTTCAACAAGGTCAAGGGCACTTTCCGTGGTCCTGATACTGATTGGCAACAGACTGACTATCCTGCTGTAGCCTCTATCGTCAGTGCAGGGTCTTTTGTTGTTGGGCAACCATACACAATTACCTCGGTAGGGACAACGAACTTTACCCTTATTGGCGCTTCCTCCAATACGGTTGGGGTGACATTTACTGCTACAGGGGCTGGCTCGGGAACTGGTAAGGCTGACTATTTCCTTGGGCTTGATAATGGCCTTGTCAATGTCCTAGATTACAATCTTCCCTTTACAACTTCCTCCAAGACGGCTCAGAGGATTGCTAGGATCGCTCTCAATAGGCACCGGGAACAGTTGACTGTCTCGGCCTCTTTTGGTATGCGCGCTTTTGCTGTTCAGGTTGGAGATATAATCACTCTGACCAACAGTCGTTTTGGTTGGTCTAATAAAGAGTTTGAAGTCCTCTCTTGGACATTTGGTCTTACTGAGGGACTGGACATTCAAGTTCAGATGACCCTTCGAGAAACCTCTTCTAGTGTGTTTACAAGCGTTAATGGTGAATCTTTCTCGCAAAACAACACAACGCTTCCTAACCCTTTTGCCTTTCCTGCTCCTACAGGCTTGACTATCGCTGATGGTGGTTTCACATCTGCTGATGGTACTTTTGTCAACAGTTTGATTATTTCTTGGACACCACCAGCAAATGCTTTTGTTGACTACTACGAACTCGAATGGAAAAGAACAAGCGATAGTGTATATAACTCTGTAGATGTTTCTGGGACGCAATATCAAGCCTCGCCAGTTCAAGAGACTATAAACTACACAATTCGTGTTAGAGCAGTAAGCACGCTTGGTGTCCGTAGCCCATATGCCTCTACAACCTACACCGCTGGTGGGGATGTAACGGCTCCGGGGCTTCCCACTTCTATCAGTGCCACTGGCGCTTTCAAATACATTACGATCCGTTGGACCAATCCTGCGGACGCTGATTTGTCTCATGTGGAGGTTTATGAGAACACAACCAACACATCTGTTGGGGCAACTCTTGTCGGCACATCCGCTGGAGACCAATTCATTCGGTCTAATCTTGGCCTGAATGTTACAAGGTTCTATTTCCTTAAAGCTGTGGATTATAGTGGGAATAAGTCTGCTTTTACTACAGGTGTCAGTGCCACAACTACATATCTTGACGACCCTGATTTTGCCAATGGTATCTACAGCTTGTTCACCGCGCAGGGTCTTTATGCAATCCGTGATGTCACCAGTCTTCCCGGGTCTGGAGCGTTTGTCGGAGAGAAGGTCTACAACCGTACAGATGGCAAGCTGTATCAGTGGACCGGCAGTGCATGGACGCTTGTCGTGGCAGATGTCGCCGCTGGGTCTATAACAGAGACCAAGATCGCAGATGATGCCATCACGACACCGAAGATTGCTGCCAATGCTGTAACAGCCACAGAGATCGCTGCGGCTACCATCACGGGCAACAAGATTGTCGCCAACACGATCACGGGCGGCCTCCTTGCGACCAGTGGGATCATCACGACGAGCGCTCAGATCGGCGACGCGCTTATCACGAATGCGAAGATTCAGAACGCTGCAATCACGAGCGCCAAGATCAGCGGGACGATCCAGTCAGATAACTATGTTGCCGGAACGTCTGGCTGGAAGATCACGCGCGACACGGGCACTGCCGAGTTCCAGAGCGCCACCATACGCG